TGAATACATTGGGTGTTCAAACAGCATCTGCATTCTTAAGTGGTTCTAGTTTGACTGGTGCGCTGATTGGTAACTCATTTGGCTATATTACAAAACTTTCGAAAGCATATGGATCTGAAGCAGATTCAGGTGGTAATTTGAAATGGCATCAAATTGCAATAGATATGATACCAGGTCAACAAACATATAGTTTACGCGCCGCTGTATCTGCATCATTGGGAATCAATGTAATAACATCTTCAATTGAAGTGAAACGTGTACTTCATAATCCACCACCTGCAATTGTTAGATACTTTGATCCATTTGTAGGAACAGGTTTAGGCTCACAACAGTTACTTGATGCATTTAACTTTGGAGGGTTTTCTCCATCAGTATCATTCATGATGATGCCAGTTAATGCTGACTTGTTCCGTTTGCAATCAATTGAATTCAATGATCAAATACGTAAATCACATTATTCATTTGAAATACATGGAGATGATATCAAGATATGGCCAGTTCCGACATCAGGACAAGGTGCATCGGTTGCATCACCATATTTTACCAAAGTATGGATTGATTTTGTATTTGATGATGAAAAAAATAATGAAGCACTTTTATTCGGTAATACAGCACTTTTAAACAATGTTATATCGGACGCATCAAATATACCATATACATATCAAACCTACGGGAATATTAATGATATGGGGCGTGCGTGGATTATTAAATATGGTATTGCTTTAACAAAAGAAATGTTAGGATATATTCGCAATAAATATTCAAGTGTACCTATTCCGAACGGAGAAGTAACATTAAATGGTTCAGAATTAGTATCACAAGGACAATCTGAAAAAACAGAATTAATAGCACAATTGCGAGAATTTTTAGAAAAATTAACAAAAGAACAAATGATGACACGGCAAAATGCAGAAGCAACGCAGATGCATGAAATGCTAGGAAAAGTTCCATTAAAGATATACGTTGGTTAGGAGAGAACAATATGGCACTTTTTGGTGGAATGCGAGATGCAAGATTTTTAGCAGCAATAAATGCTGAATTAATCAATGCAATTATAGATACAGAAATTGAATTTTTCAAATTAGTTGTCGGAAAAAGTGCATCAAATATATATGGCGAATCACAATCAAAATCATATTATGATTCCATATTAATTCCGTGTCTTATTACTAAAGAAACTAAAAATGCTGTAATGGATGATTATGGGCATACCTATAATCGTACGGCACAATTTGCTATATCTAGAGATATATTGGAACGAGCAGATTTTTATCCAGAAGTCGGCGATATTATCTTTTGGGATAATGAATATTATGAATTGGATAATGTTGATGCAAATCAATATTTTGCTGGTAAAAATCCTGAAACATGGCCAAACGGAGATCAATTCGGATATAGTGTGTCAGTAATATGTGATACACACGCAACACGTCAGACACCGGCACAAATTAAAAATTTAAGACGCGGAGGAAATAATAACTCTCCTGCATATAAAGGACATTAATGCCTAGATTTAATAGAGAGAATATAGATCGCAAAACAAATAAACCTAATCCGGTTCGTACGGAAGGGTTGACTCCTGATCTCATATTGAATCGTGCGGAACAAACGCGTCGAGATGATGATGTAATTCGCACAGCTAAACGCAGTGTGTATGATATTGATTATGCAATTAAGTGGTACATTGAAAATGAAATTCAACCACAAATAACAGCAGACGAACAATTATTATCCGTTCCCGTAATTTTTGCAAATGGCGAAAAATGGGACAACGTACGCCGTTTAGGATATATGCGTGATGAAAAAGGAATGCTGCAATCACCAATGATCATGTTGAAACGCAATTCAGTTACTGAAGATACCAATCATAAAGGTATTGATGTTAATCGTGCAGTTTCTGGAAATTCATTTGTATATAAAGCAAAATACAATGAACGTAATCGCTACGAAGATGAATTGTTCCCGATACCAAAAAATCAACCTCAATTATCAGATAAAATTTATGTAGTTGATATTCCTCGCTACGTTACAATGGAATATGATTTAATGATTTGGTGTGATTTTACTCCGCAATTAAATGATCTAATTGATCAAATCATAACATATAATCGTTTTGCTTGGGGAAATGAAGGCAATAAATTTTTAACAATAATGGGTTCAGTATCATTTGAAACTGTAAATACAGTTGGAGAAGATCGTTTAGTTAGAGCAACAATTCCATTAACAATTCAAGCAACATTGCTAGCAGAACAAGAAACACGCATAAGTACCATTAAAAAAGCATATTCTATTAAAAAAGTTACATTTGTAAATGTAGTTGATATTGAAGGAGATTTATTTGGTTCAACAACAGTTTCATCCAAAGTATTGCAAGCACAAAGTTTTGTTGCTAGCGGCGGTAGTTTAGTTGTTGCTAGCGGCGGACAAACAACTTCCATTGATGCAATTACAATGGGATACTTAACAAATTTAACAGATAAAATTGCAACTTATTCTATAGGTTCAACAGTACAAGTAACGGGATATGCAGCAGTCAATCCAGTAACAAATACAGTTGCAACTAAAAATGAATTTGATGTATACATTAATGGACAATACATAGATAAAATTGCATATACTTGGACACCAAGTGATGTAACCATACAAACAATTGTATTTGACACTGGAATATTAGGATACACGATTGATGCAACAGATACAATTGTAGTGAAAGGACGTTGGGCATAATGAGACAATTTAAACCGGGACAATTACAGACAGGTTCTATATACAATATTTCTTCTAGTTATGCTTTAACCGCTTCATATGCATTGAATGGCGGCACCGGAGTAGGCGGAGGCAATTACATTGCCACAGGTAGTGTTACTGCGTCTGTATCTTTAGGTACTGGATCATTTACAATAACTTCGGGTTCGAGCACATTTATGTTCATTTCTAGTTCTGGAAATGTTGGATTTGGGACTACTACACCAATCTATAATTTACACAATACAGGAACTACTGGTTTATCACAAGTATTTGGATTAAGTCCATCATTATATGTTTACAATGGTAGAACAGCACATGATTCAACTGTAAGATTTGAAAATCAAAGTGGTGACCAATTATACTTTGGTGGAAATGGACTTTTTGTAACAGGAAATACTACAATAGGGAATGGAAGTACTTCCCTTTCTGCTAGATTAGGTGTAAAAGGTTCAGGTACAACATCTGCTACAACTGCTCTACTAGTACAAAATAGTAATAGTGAAACTACTATTATTGCTAAAAATGACAGAACTATAGGACTTGGTAGAAGTGCATTCACCGGTGAAGGATATGGTGGTATTGCAATCGGACATCCTGATGCAGGAAACTTACAATATTCATCATATGATGCTCATACGTTTAATGTATTTAATGGTGCAAGTTATGAAACTGCTTTATTAATTAAAGGTAATGGTGCTTCTTCAAGAGTTTTAATAGGCCCATCATCGAATACGACCTATAAATTCCAAGTTTCTGGTTCTAATTCTTCCGGTTCCGTCAACTTAGACAATACACTTTATGTAAGTGGGAGTAGAGTAGGGATTGGGACGAGTACGCCTATTTCATTTTTTGATGTAGTATCTACAAGCGGATTCCCTAAAACATTTATCTCATTTAGACGCCCTACGGTTGGTGATTGGGGATTAAGTTTAGGAAGTGAAACTATATCAAATTTATATATTGGAGCAGTTGATGTTCCTGGAACTGTTACTTCTAGATATTTCTGGAGGGCAAACTACAACACTGCAGGTGTAGCCGCTAATACGTTTAGACCCATCGATGCCGCGTTGACTACTGTGCCTGTTGTGGAAATTCAAGGAGTATCAAGCACCTCAGCAAACTATTTTAGCATCACGTCAGCAGGTGCTTCAATGGGTGATATTTTAGGAGTTAAAAGTACAGGTAATGTTCTTATCAACTCAACTACAGACGCAGGATACAAACTTGACGTGAATGGAACGGCGAGGGTGCAAGATACATTAACTTTAAAAGCTACTGATGGTACTGCGTTAACTGCATTTGGTGGGACTGTAACTATAACACAAAGCGGTGGTGCAAGATATTTAAACTTTTTAAATGGTGGAATATCATTCAATAGTACATATGTCTTTACTATATCAAATGGTAGCAATGTACCATTTGCTGCATCGGGTACTGATGTATATATTAGTCATCAAAATACTAATGGCTTATTCCTTCAAAGAAACTCAGGGTATAATTACACAATAAATAAACTACAAGGTGGATCTGATCTAGTAAATAATTTAGATATTAGAACTGCAGATTATACTATAAGTGCATATGGCCCAGTCTCAAGTGGAAATATTAGACTCTACTCCGGAGACAATACCGGAACCGGTGGTGGTGGGTTTGGTAATATAATATTACAACATAACGGAACAGTTAAAAGAGGAAATGTACTTATCGGAACAAGTACGAATGTAGCAAGTGCTATTGTCAATGTAGAAAGCACAACACAAGGCTTCCTTCCCCCACGAATGAC